TTGCTGTGGTATTCTCATCAGTATATTGGTAAATCTCATTACATAAGTTAGATTGTTTAATTACCCCAATATTTTGATGGTTTGTTTTTCTGTTCGCACTATCTTTAGAACATAAGTAAGGAACTCCGGTTTCAACTTGAGATTCAATAATTTTATTCCAAATTGTTTGAGCTTTTACTTTTTTACCAAGTCCAAGTTCAACCGCTTTGTTGTAGTTTGATTCATACTCATCACCGTAAGCCTCTTGTAATGGTTTGATACCCGCTTTAACAATATCATTAGGACAGAACAAATACCAATCCTTATTGTCTTTAACCGCATTCATAAAGTTATCCGGTAACCAAATTGAGGTAAACAAATCTCTTGCTCTTAACTCCTCAGCACCTGTATTCTTTTTAATATCCAATAAATCAATAATATCCTTATGCCAAGGTTCAATGTAGATAGCCGCACTTCCCGGTCTTCGACCTTGTTGATTAAAGAATCTTAACCCTTCATTAACAATCTTTAGATATTTCAATAAACCACCCGCAAATCCACCTGATGAGTTAATACGACTCTCTTTACTACGAACGTTAGACATACATAAACCAATACCTGCCGCATCTGATGAATAAGTTGAAATATCATTGAATGTTTGTAATAAACCTTCTCTTGAGTCCCCGTGATTGTATTTCAATACACAAGATGCTAGTTGAGGTGTTTTAGTCCCCGCATTAATCATAATTGGTGTCGCAGGAGAAATAAGTTGATTTGATAATGATTGGTAATACTCAACCGCTTGTTCAAATGATTTAGTAACCCATAAAGCCACTCTCATATACATATGTTGTGGTCTTTCAATTACTCTACCTTCAGGAGTTTTCAACAGATACATTTCTTGTAATGATTTCCACGCAAAATAATCAAAATTGTAATCATTCTCGTGATTTATTACAGAATCAATATTTTCAGGACCATATTTTTCAATAGTTTCCATTAACTTATCGTTAATAATACCATCAATGTGTAATGTGTGCATTGTGTTACAGAAACTTTCATCAGTTTCTTTATGATATGCAGAAATCGCTACCGAAGACGCTAATCTTGAGTAGTCGTGATGACTTCCGGTATATGCCGCAGCAATCTCATAAACTAACTTATCCAACTCTTTGGTTGTAATAACCCCCTCTGTCGGAACTGAAGTAATAACTTTAATAAACACCTCATCAGCATTAACGTTCAACCCCTTAGCAGCACGTTTAACTCTCTGATATATTTTTTGGGGGTTGAACGAAACTTCGTCCCCCCCTCTTTTCTTTATCTTTAATGACATCATATTTTAAAAATCGTCTGTAAATGTTAATGACTCACCCAATTTAGCTTTTTGGTACTCCATAGTTCTTGATTCAAAGAAGTTACCCTTTGTTTCAACAGCTATCTGTTCCATAAACTTAAATGGTTGTTCTACGTTAAATTGTTTTTTACAACCAAATTTAACTAATAAACCATCAGTAACAAACTCAAGGTATTGTTTCATCAAGTTTGAATTCATACCAATTAAAGATACCGGTATAGATTCAGTAATAAACTCTTTTTCAATCTCCAAAGCAGATAATAAGATTTCTCTAATTCTTTTTTCACTTGGTTTATTCTCCAAATGATTATTTACCAAATGAATAGCAAAATCACAATGTAAATTTTCATCTTTAAAAATAAGTGAATTAGCATTACATAAACCTTGCATAATTCCTCTTGATTTTAACCAAAAGATTGAACAGAATGAACCTGAGAAGAAGATACCCTCAACCGCAGCAAACGCAATCAATCTTTCTTGGAAAGTAGAATTTTCAATCCAATCTAACGCCCATTTTGCTTTCTTTTGAACCGCAGGTAATTTATCAATTGCGTGGAAACATTCGTCTTTTTCGTCCGCATCTGAAATATAAGTGTCAATCAATAATGAATACATTAAAGAATGAATATTCTCAGCCATAAGTTGGAACCCGTAGAAAAACTTAGCTTCCGGATATTGTACTTCTTTTAAGAAGTTTTCCGCAAGGTTTTCATTTACAATTCCATCGGATGCCGCAAAAAATGATAATACATTCTTAACAAAGAATCTTTCATTGTCTGTTAAATTTTCCCAATCTCTAATATCATTAGATAAATCAACCTCTTCTGCTGTCCAAAAAGCCGCTTGGTGTTGTTGGTAAAACTCCCATATATCATTATGTTCAATTGGGAAAATCACGAATCTATTCGGATTTTCTTTTAATATTTTTTCTTCCATTTTTTTTTAATTTTGATTTTGATTTTGTTTTTCTTTTCTCTTGTCTAACAAGTCCTTGATTCTCTGTCTATTTCTTTCTTCGGTTTGTTCTTCTAATCCTAAGAATGTTACTGAACTCTCAGTATCAATCTCTAACATACCATTATCAAATTTACAATTCTCAAATACAACCCCATCATCACCAATACGTGATTTAGTAATTGCAATCGTTGCTAGTTTCATTTCTTTTTGTTGTAGAGATTTAGCCACGGAAATGATTACGTGTCCAACCTGCGCTTTTTTGATAGAACCACCCATTTGGTCGGTAGTTACCACATCAGAAGATATTGAACTTCTATTACCTTGAGTTGCTGTCCATCCTACGATGTCTAACTCGTGACACATTGCTTCAAAAGCTCTCATCACAGACCCTTCAGATTTCCATTCATCACCCAAGTTTTTATCAGGAACCACACAATCAATGTAGTCCAATAATACCATATCAATTTTGTTTCCTTCAGAAATCATTTTTCTAATCTGATTCTTAATTTGCATCATCGTTACAGTATCAGATGGAAGTTTTTTAAGGATAAGTTGATTAGACATTGTCTCTTTAACAGTCTTAACTTTTTCCAAAACTTCATCTTTTCTTATAGACAATTCATCCGGATGGATTTTTGTCCATAAGGTAATGTGTTTACGTTGTATAATCTTTGGGTTATCCTCAAAGAATATTTGTAAAACATTGTATCCCAAATTAAATGCGTGATTTGAGATTTTTGTCAGTAAAGTAGATTTACCAACACCTGTTGGTGCTAAAACAACACCGATTTCACCCTTCGCTAAACCACCTTTTAAGAGTCTATCTATTCCCGGAATACCCATTGGTATCGGATGACGATAATCTTCATTTAGAACCTCATCTAAGTTACTGAAAACACTTTCAGTTCCCTTATCGTGTTCCCCAACTTGAAGAGCTTTACTAACCAATTCTTCTAATGTGTCATAACTCTCAAATTCACCCGCATCAATGATTTTTTGAGCTTTAACCATCACTTTTTGTAACTCTTGTTGTTTACAAAATTTCATAGATTTTTCTTGTACAAATTCTGCCCCTTCAACATCAGTATCTTTTACCTTATTAAGGGTGTCGATAACGATTTTTGCTGCCAGAGGTTGTTGTAACTCAGATTTTGTAATTTGTTCTAAGGTGTCAAACGTAGGAGTATGTTCGTATTTTGAGTAATATTCTTTAATCATTTGGATGATTAACTTGAAATATTTATTCTCAAAATAACTTGTTTCAATCACATCGATAATAGACCTTGAGAAGTCTTTATCAACTATGATTTGGTTTAATAATTGTAGCTGAAATGTGCTACCGAGATACTCGAAATTTTTGTTTGTCGCCATATAATTTTTATTAGTGTATTTGATAAATACTATACACTTAGGTTAACGTCTAGATAATTGTATGTTAAATTTTTTGACGAGAAAATGTCAGTCAAATTCATTAACAAGTTTTTTAGGTGTGGGCGTACATCCACGGTATATCTTACCTTTGGAGGGTATACTTTTGCATCTATCTGTCTATGACAAATTGTCATATCATTTTGTTTGATAAAGATGTTGAAGTACTCCGGTCCGTCAATATAAGACGTTTCCAAAATAGCCGGATTGTTAATAATTTCGTACATATTGTCGGACATATATGTAACGGTTTTCAACGCTAATTGAGACTGAACATCCACTTTCAAAGTGTGAATTAATTCATAAAGTTCTAACGAATATTTAGCTTTGTCGTTAAAATCTCTAACATTGAAAAATCTTTGAACGATAATGTTATCGTTTACCATCATTAAGAATTCTAATT